GCTGTGCTTTGAACAGTAGTAACAACAGATTCACCAAAGCCTGAGCCTGAGATACCTGCGTTAGTTGTTACATACACATAATAAGTTGCTGCGGCTAATGCTGTTTCAGTACCAGACGCGACAGGTGAAGATAGTGTTGGAGTTGCTGGTGCCGCTACAGCACCTACATAACCTGATGCTGTTCCGCGTGCGTAAAGGAACATTCTTTCTTCCATCAACATTGTTGCGTAAAGTGTTGAAGTAGATGAAAGTTGGCGAAGGTCTTGATAGCCCATACCTGAGAAGTTTGCGTCAAACGAAACTTGGTCAGATAGTGAGTAAGAGTTATATGGCAAAACCAAATCGTCAGCAGCATAAGAAATCTGCGGTCCGCGAATAAGGTTTAATGCGCTGTTAGACCCAGGTGCAAAATTATTCTGGGTTGTTTCTGTAACTCCAGGCCATTGATTTCCAATTCCGCCTGTACCTGTACCTGTGTAGCCAAGAATTCTCTTGACGCGACGAGATGTACCAATTCCCTTTTTACGAGGAATCTTGTTGCGAAGTGGTGTTGGGCGTGGTGTAAGAAGTTTTGCTGGTGCTTCTAAGTCAAATGCCGCGAAAGAAGATGACAAAGGACTTGTCAAAGTGATTTCTTTAGCAATATCTGCTGTGGCACCGCGTTGCTGAGCGAGAGCAGTCTGTAATGAGGCTAATGCGTCAGGCGCTAAAGACTTGCTTAGAGCAAGTTGTTCTAGTTGCTTTGATGCATCTGGACCCATTTCGCCATTACTAAAAGACCGTGGGGAAGAAAGCGATTTGCTTAGTTCACCAATGTATTCATCGTGGCGCTCTGCGGCAACTTTAGGGTTGGACTCGTTGAACAAGTCCTGAACTTTTAAGTTTTCCATTGAGTAATTTCTCCTGTAAAGAGTTGGGTTATTCTGCTGAAGATACAGATTTGGCTAAGAAATCTTTTGCCATATCACGGTATCCCTTTGCAAGAATTTGGTCGGTGGTGGAAGATGCTTTAGCAAAGTATAAATCTGCTTTACCTTTCCACTCATTTGTTGTTGTAGCACCTGTCGCTATGGTTGCCCGTTTTGGACCGCCACCTATCGCGAGAGATTTGGCCGTTGCTAATTCTGTTTCAAGCGATGCGGCTTTGTTCTCTACTGCTGAATAAGCAGTCTTCAACTCGGCAACTTCGGCTTCAACCGACTTCATAGCACTCTTTACGGCTTTCTCAATGATGCTGTCTAATCTAGCATCAGCGAGCAGGGTCTTACTCGCAGAATTATCTTCTACGAATTCTTCTATTATTTCTTCCGTTACTGTTGGTAGCGTTTCAATACTAGGGTCAGGAATAATCTCTGTCAAGGTAGGAGATTTATCTGTTTCATTTCCATCGCTATCAACTAATTCTTTTTTACCTTCTGCTTCGCCGACTTCGTGTTCAGCGCCGCTACCTGCTGGACCTTCTGCGGATTCTTCTTCGGCAGTTTCGCCATACGCTTTATCAATGTCGTCATAACCATAAGACTTACATTCCATTGTAACATCATCTAGTGCTTTGCGAGCGCCAGCATAGCGTTCAACCATTTCATCTCTTGAAGGAACTGCTTTGGCTTCACCGTTCATAGGGGTTTCCTGATTAGTTGCTACTTCTTTTACAATGGCAGACTTTGCTGCCCTGCGTTGTCTTGCCATTTTAGGCTCCTTGTTTTTGTTTGTTTCCAATTTATCACGAAAATGCGTTTTGCTTAGATTGTTTGTGACTGACTTATCTAATCCGCTAAGGTAATTGTTCAAGCCTCCTAATACCGCTCTTAAATTGCCTTGCAAGTCTTGTGTTTGTGAGTTGCCATAACCAAGAGTATTGATAGCAGACTCTACTTTAGCAGCAGCGCTTTCAACTAAATCTGCATGTTCTACAAATGAACCAGGGCGAGTAGCGTCGTCTAACAAACCTTGCGCTTCTTCCATTCTACTGCGAGAATCTTCAATAATACCTTGTTGTGCGTCTATGTCGTCAACATTAGCACCGTCTTCCTCTGACTGTTCTTCATAATCCGCTTGCATTTCGTCCATTTCGTCTTGTGAGTCAGTTAAGTCGTCGGCTATATTATCTACTGTGCCGTCGTTGCGACCGCGTTCTTCTTGGAAATCCATGCTGTCTTGGTTCTCATCAATGCTTGGGTCACGAGTATCATTATCTGCAGAATCCGCTTCTTCTCTATCAACACTAGGGTCGCGAGGGGTATCTGCGGAATCTCTTTCAGGCTTATCTGAACCGCCACCGCCAGAACCAAACCGACCACTTTCATCGTGTTCTTCATTATACTTTTCAATAAGTTCTTCAGTTTTCAATAATGTTTTTTCTCCAACAACAGACTTAGCCAATATAAGTTGGCAGTTAGGATTAGCGGGTCTATCCACTAAAGACACTTCAACAATCTGACCATCAATGATTCTGCCGTTAGCCGCTTTTGTATCTCTTACTACGCGGGGTGATTTGATACCAATACTAAAGCCACGCAATACGCGATTTTGAACTTTCTTTACTGATACTGGGTCAACAACTAACGCAGAGATATAATGTCCGTCTGCTTTTGATTCATATTCCTTAGCAACACCTGCGGCGATATTACTGTGTTGTTCTCTAATGTTTCCGCCTGTGCGAAACCAATCAGGCATAGCGCGGTCAAGCCATACAGGGTCGCAGATTTGCTCATCAATATCTAATGAGTCATCAGTCGCCTTACCGTAAACAGTAAGTGTGCCATCGCCATTGTCATCAAACTTTAGAATCTCGGCATAGACATTAGTTGAATTGCTCATTGTTGTCCTTTACTTTAGTTATCTTCATTTAGTAATTGTGTATCTACTACATAAGGTGCTATGTCGCAGAAACAATTCGGGTGAACAGGTGGGTCGCCATTTATCCATTGTTCATCGATACCAATGGGAGATTGGTCGTTATTCTCTTGACATTCATCACAAGGATTAGACGCAAGCCATTCTATTTGTTCAACACCTGAGTCAGCATAGAGTTCTTTGCTTGCCTGCACAACTGCCGAAGACATTTCTGTGCCTGCAATTACAAGTGCTCTTTCTGAATCATCAAGAACTTCATTGACAAGTTTAGCCATTTCCTTGCGTGAAACACCTGCATTTAGACCATCAGCAAGGCGTGTGCCGATGCGATTTAGCGTGGTGTTATTGATTCCTTGTATCGTAACTCCGCGACTGTCTAAAAGGCGTCTGAGGGCATTTGGTGGGTTTACTAGGTTTGCTGCGGCTCTATTTCCTGGCTTCCAATTATCCCAGTCTATTTTGAGAGCGTTGGAAAGTTCTTTTCGGCTTGGAGCGGCTTTATGTATTCCTAGCGCTCGCGCTAATTCATAAGTAGTTACATCTACCCCAAGCGTGTAAGCGTCTGCATAAATTCTTGCAAGCGCAGAGTTGAGTCGGCTTGTATCAACCCTGTTGATATAGACCTTAGCCCAATCTCTTGCGTTTGTGGTAGATATTTCAGTCTGTTGTTGTGCGTCTGGGTGATGTAATGAATACCAAGAATCAAGTATGTCCTCGATAGAAAACATATCTTTTATTCCCAGTCGTATTGAACGAGCGTGGCGAACAGCGAACTGAGTCTTTAGTCGCGTCCGATTTGGTTTCATTACAGCCCTAAATATCTTTCAGCATACCAACGGGCAGATTCTAAATCACCTATGCCTACATATTTGTTTAGCACTTCGGCGTAATCTGGTTCAATAGTTTCAAAACTAAATGAACGCTTGAAATTACCTTTGCGTATCCACCTTAGAAACTTTCGAACTTCTTCAGTAGCCTTATCAGTTTCTTTAGTCGGCGCTTCCTCAACCACTTCTGGCTCAGGCTTTCCTGTTTCAGTTTCTGGTTTATTTCCGATTGTAAGTGTGTTTGCGACAGGAGTTGCGTCCTCGCCACTAAGAGCCGAAGCACCACTGGCCGTTGCTGCATCTATAATCCCATCTGGTGATAAGAAATAAAGTCCTGTGCCTGCGTAAAGCATAGGCATATCTGCCTGCGGAGTATCAAGTAACGGAAGCCCCATATTGCTGCGTGCTTCGTTTACTGTTCTGCCACCGTTTTTGAGTTCAATATCTACTTTGCGTGCTTCGCCTTCAGTATCTACTTTAGACTCGAACACAATCTTGAACTCTAATTCACGCGACATACCTAAAAAGGTATAAGAAAGATTTGTAATTTGCTTACTCAACCAGTTAGCCAAAGGTGCAATACCAATAGCCTCGCCTGATGAAGTTTCGCCTTGCTGTAAGCCACTAGCGCCTAATGAGCCTGAGCCGCTAAATCCAATTTCGCTTGGAAGAACTCCAAAATGTCCACAGATGCTTGTTATTAAGTAATTGTCTAATACATCTTTGAACTTTTCGCCGTAGCCATCAAACTGAATAGGCTTGAATCCTGCTGGCAGGATACGCACTCGCATACGCTGAGCCGTCTGCCCTGCTAAATCGTCATTATAGATGTTTTCGTAAGCGCGAATCATATCTGGATTGTTACCAAAGTTCGCGTCAGTTTCCATCATCAACTCAGGAGTAACTCCGTCTGTGTATTCTTTGCGAATCCAGTCTTGACGCCGAAGATAAATGTCTGCTAAAGGTAGCGCTCGCTCTACTGGACTAAAGCCATACACAGTCCAAGTTCTGCGGTTGCGAACTAAATAGGCTAATTCGTCTGCGGTAAACTCGCCGTCAGCATCTTCGACTTCATTTGTTGCCATAAACTCTGAGCGAGGAAAGCCAAACAGAATTTGTTGAAATGCAGGATTTGGTGCCATTGGACGCATACCTCTGTCATCAATAAGAGGTTTGATAGTTGAAGCGTCTAATATCTGAAAGCCGTAAAGTTCTCCGCCAACAGATTGTTGTGGCCAAATAGCCCAAGCATCAAGCACTAAAATATCCTCAAGCGAGATGTTTAGCCAGTCTTGCCAAGTGTATCCATTTTGCTTATCTGGTTGTTCCCAGAAATTACGCAGGCGTGCTATTTCATCTGTGAATTCAGCACGGGCTTCTGCCATAGCGCGAACGTGGTCTTTGTTTGAATTAGCGGCAATTCGTTCAGAAGCGTCATCAGACAAAACAATGTCCCAATCCATACTGCCTAATTTATTCTTTACAACTTCCAAACAACGGCGAATAATATCTACTTGGTCTGCTGTTTGGCGAAGCGTTGTAAAGGGAATGAGTTTTGTTGGAGTGATATTGATGTTTTGTGCAACTTGATATTCATAACGGCGTGGGTCAGCGCGTCCATCTTCTCTTACAGGATTTATAGCACCAGGAATAATAGGACTTCCAGGATTAAAAGGAACGTTAGGCCATATTGCGTTACGCGGAAGCGCAACGGAAGCACCATACTGTTGATTCATTACTCCAGAGCGCGAAACCATTTCTGATTCCGTCATTGTCACAGAACCAGATGGAAGGCGCGGAGCCTTTTCTAATTCTGCGGCAACTGCTCTAGCGAATCTATCAAATAGACCCACGCGTCGCCCCCTAAGCGTGTACTACTACACGATATTGATTTGAAGTTGGTGCTACTGAGAATGCGATTGTAACAGTATTGACTGATGTATGTGCAACATCAGTTATTACTTCTGCCCAAGGACTTGTATTATCGTAAACAGAAACAATCACATCACGAGTATTTAGACCGTGTGTAACTGTGTATGAAGTGGCAGCACCATCACCTATGCTTGTTGCATATTTAGATACTACAACTGCACTATCAATCGCTACGGTATTTGTTAGTACTGTAATACCGTTTCCTGCGCCTACTGCTAAATCTGTGGCAACGTTTAAACCTGAAGTAGTAGCAAGTTTAATCGCTGCGCCTTGTGCGCCTGTCTGTAAACCTTTTCCGCTTTCAGGAGCAAATGTAAAGTTTTGACCAGTCAGCAATACGCCATCAGACGCGGTGTAAGTTCCTGCACCTGAGAATTGTGTAAAGGTAAGCGCGGTTGTTCCAAGCGTAATTGGATTTGGTGTAGTCAATACCCAACTTGTAGAACCATTGACTGTGCCTTCTTCAATAAAGGTAAACATACCGTTAGTAACTTCAGCAGAAGTATCAGCGTCAGTTGAACGAGTAGGAGCGCCTGATGCGTTGACAGTATAAATACCATTTGTTGAACCAGTAACCTGGTTCTTGATAAGAATTCTATTGCCAGTAACAAGCACAATTCCATCAACTGTTTGCCCGTTAGCAAAAGAGGTAGCCAAAGTTCCTGCAACTGTTGTTGCTACACGGCAAGATGCTTTGATATCTAAGCCTTGTGCTACGCCATCAACATAACCTTTATTTGCAGCGTCCGCATCTGCTGTTGGAGTATCAAGGCCAGTAATTTTGTTTGTTCCCATAGCAATAGCACCAGACATAGTGCCACCTGTTTTAGGAAGCATTAGGTCTGCGTAAGTTTTTGTAGCCGCATCTGTGCCTGCTGTTGGGGTGCCAAGACTTGTAATCTTGTATGTTGCCATTGATAAATCTTGTGAAGGAGTAAACGCGTGAATATGGTCATCTTTAGATGGCGTTGTTCCTGTGCCAGCAGATGAAGCAGCACCACTTATTGCGGTTGCGGCAGTAGTTGATAATGCAGGTGTTCCGTGTGTGTGGTCGTTGCGAGCGTAAGTAGTTCCCGTGCCGTTACCGCTACTTGCACCATAACTTGTCTGTGCTGTTACTGCACCAAACGCATTTGTTTGCGTCCAAGTAGAACCGTCTGAATAATAGAAAAGATAAGTGTCAGTCGCGTAATAGATTGTTCCAGCATCAACCGTTGCAGCACTAGGACGATTTGCTAACAAACCTGATTGAACGGCATTGCCCGCAACTTCCCAACGCGTGCCATTGTAAATATAGAGTTGATTATCAACTGTGTTGTAGTAAATCTGTCCAGCAACAGGTGTGGCGGGTGCAGTCGCAAGGTTTTGAATTACTGCATTTTGTAATTCGTTTTTGCTGAGGTCAATGCTGACTAAATACTTACGGGCCATTTATTTCTCCTAGACTATGTATGCGACACCAGTAAATGCACCTGTAAAGGTTATCACCATCTGGCTTGTTGTTGGGTAACTTACTGCGCCTTCGCATTGTGTTCCGCCTGAATCTAATACTACTGCAACAGGGTTGAAACCTAAGTTATGATTGATAGTCCAAGTTGCGCTTGATATTGCCTGCGTGTGAGTGTAAGCAATATCAGAAGGTGAAAAAGCACCTGCTGGACCTTGTGGACCTGGAGCAGTAACTTGAATAATTGGAACAATTGGTTCAACTACAATAATGTCGGTCATATTGTCCTTGTTGTCTGTGCGCTTACGATAATAGTTCCTTCAATCAAGCGCGTAACAACTTCTGGCGACGCTGGTGAAGTAATTTCTAAATCGTAAGAATACTTAGCATTTGTAATTGCTGCGGTTTGTATTGCTGTTGCGTGTAATTCTAACAATCCTGTTGCGCCAGTAATTGTAATACCAGTTACATCATCTAAAGTTAGTACTGCGGTTGCGGCTAAAGGTGAAGTACGCATCTGCATTGATGCCGTGTAACCAGTTATGTCAATAGGCGTGCCAGCAGGGTCGTTGTAAGTAACATTAAGATACCAGTCTGCGCCTTGGTCTATTGTGGTGTTGTATGTGACTGCCACTTATTCTCCATTCAATGAACCATTACAATACTGACAAATCTTTGCTGTTTTTAAGTTAGGCATCTGGCAACCTGCGCAGATTATAGCCATACTTGCAAGACTTGTATGTGCGACTGCGTTATCTTTCAGTTCTGTCAAAGCCCAAACTAATGCGTCAAGCCTATCAGGTGAATCAGGTGAATCAGGTGTCCACATCACCATTTGGTCTTCCATTTCAGGAAACGCGCCAACATGATGAACTCTCATTTGTTCGTAAAGAGCAGAGATAGGTTCTGCTCGCATACGCTTGCCGCGTGTTGCGTGAACTTTAGTCACAGGGATATTTCTATCTACTTGCTGTAATACCATGATGACCATATCACCGCCGTTATTTGTTTCAGCGATAATTCTGTCTGCTTTCCACTTCCTAAATGATTCGACTGCCTTCTTTCCCCATTCGTTTGGAGTAGCCCGTAAAGTATCATCAGCAAGGACATAGAAGTGTCCGTTGTTGGCAAGTCCTGCCGTAACAATTCCTGTTTCATCTGAGTCTTCTCCGCTTGTAACTGCAGGGTCAATCGCAACAACAATTCGGTAAAGTGCTGGAACCTTATCGGGTGTGATACGAGTTTCTTCTATCCAATTGCGAGTCCATAATGCACCTTCGGCAGCATCAAGAAGTTCGCCGTATAACTCTTGCCTTCCTGTGCGAGTGCCTTCATATCTCGCTTTGAGTTCCGCGAGCGCAGTTGCAGACAAGTTCTTGGAGTTATCAAATGTTGAACCCCGTGTAACGTGAACTGAGCCATCTGAACGCGAAGTCCAATCGCGGAGAAGTTTGATTGGCTTTGGTGTTGTGGTAACTACAACTCGTGGTCGAATTCCAATACGAAGTGC